CAACCAAAGGTTGTGACATGCGCGAAAAGTGGACGCCCTAGTTTTTCGGATAATTCTTTTACATATTTACGGGCTTTCGCAATATAATAATACTGTCGTTCCGGTTCTTCTGTTGGCGGTGCTGCTTCCAGATTGACCGCGTTTATCAATTCTTCTTCAAATAATTTATTTTCATTCATGGTTAGATTTCCTCTTTCTGTTCATGTTTATACGATTTTATATTATATCTGATACAGTTCTTTTTTTCAATGAGAAAAAGCCATGCTTTCGCATGACTTTTCCCAGTGACATATTTTATTTTAAGGAGGTATGAGACATTTTTGTTGTTAAGTTACATTATTTTACGCGGATTTTCTGCCCGACGTAGATTTTGTTCGGGTTGCTGATTCCGCTAAGTTGTGCGATCTTCTGGTATGTAGTGCCATACTTCGCCGCGATTCCTGATAAGGTGTCGCCACTCTTTACCGTGTAGTACACTGCGCCAGATCCGTTTCCCGTGCTTTGCCCGTTAATGATCTTCTGTACGGCGTCGTATTTGCCGCCTAATACGGCTTTTCTCGCGTCGCCATTTCCGTATCTACCCGCCTTCGTTTCGGCTGCCAGTGTTGCCGCTGACGCTTCCTGAATGTGGTTGATCTCGCTTTGTACTTCATTGTAGCGCGAACCCAACGCCGCTTTTCTTGTGTCGCCGTTTCCATACTTCCCAGTCATTACACCGTAAACCAGATCAAGGACTGATCCGTTCGGTGCGTCTGCTTTCGGTGTCTGGATTGCCTGTGTGCCTTTTGCGTAGGCTTTCCATGCTGCCGCGTCCATGTATGCGATATTCATATCCAGATTTCCGTTGTAACCGGATAAACGGCCGGCGGAAGAATACTGGAAGATCGCGGGCGTTCCCCATGCTCCGAAGCCCTTTGCGTCCGTCCATGGGTTCGCCTGATAGCCTGTCGCGTTATTGTTCGCGTACTGTGCAACCCATAAACCATATTCGGCAGCTACCGCCGCCCAGTCATGCTGACGGCATACGCTTTTCGACATATAGATCAACGGCTTTACGCCTGTAAGATCTCTTACTTTGTCAAGAAACGGCTTTGCGATTGCCGGCCCCTGAGAAAACTTCGCGTTCTGCTCTCCTTCCCAGTCAAGAACCAGAATAGCGTCGCCGATATACCCTTTAATGTTGTTTACGAAATGTTCTGCTTCTTTAGCCGGATCGCCGCCGGAAAAATAATGATATACGCCCAGTAACCGGCCGGCGGCTTTCGCCTGCTGATATGCCCGGTCGCAATCAGAATTTACATAGCTTGTACCCTGTGTTGCTTTGATGATTACGAAATCGGCGGGAACTTTTGAAAGGTCAATGCCTTTCTGCCACCCGCTGACGTCAATTCCATTCATACTCATATTATTTTCGTCCTTTCCGCTCATACACGCGTGTTTCTTTCATCATGGCGTCCGCTTTCAGTGCGGGAACTGTGAAGCTGTTGTTCTTCCACCATGCCACCAGTGCGGCCGCTGTGGAAAATCCGAACGATACAACCTGCGTCACGGTTTCGTCACTGATCGGTAACGGGCTTTTCCCGAAAATTGCAAGTCCGCTGTTAATCATGGTTAAAACCAGAATTGCGGTTCTTGCGATCGTTCCTTTAGTTACTTTCATGTGTGTTTCTCCTTTCTCCATGCTCTATATTTTGCAATCTTGCTTCATGGTCGTTTAGTCTTTTGTCCTGTTCGTCGTTATGCTCCCAGATTCTCCTATGGCTCTCTGTGTTTTTATTCTGCATGGCTGCGAACTGTCCGTCTAAATTCTTGCAAGTGACGGTTAATTCTGTGATCGCTTTTGTCAGTGTTACGATCGGGCGTACAAGCGCGATAATTCCGCCGCCTAACGTGATTAGCATAACTATAACGCTCCATTCATTCATTTTTTCACTCCTTCCACCCGCCTTTCTGTTATGATTCTATTTCTTTTATTCGGTCATTTCTGACCTGTTTTGTTTTTCCTCTGTTCCGGTCAATTTTTTATATTCTTCGTCGGTCAGTTTCCCGCGCGCCTTTGCCTGATTGACCATTTTTAACCACTGTTCATATTCAAATTTCGTTTTCATTTTCAAGAGAATGTTATACATACGTCCCGCCCCTTTCTTATTCTGGAATATATACGTCTGTCATTTCTGCCAAATATTGCAGCAATAACGCTTGTGATTCCACTTTTTCTTCCAGTTCTGCGATTTTTTCTTCTGGCTTCTTTTCTTTTTCCGGTTCGTATGTGGCGTACTGATCCGGGTTTTTCTTTACGTCGTCCAGATCCACCGCGCCTGTTTCTGCTGTGATCTCCGTATAGTCGTATTCGTAGAACGTCTGTGGCTCGTCCTGTCCTTCCGGTGTTTCCTTTACTGTCTTACCGTTCAGGCATAAGAAAATATAATCTTTTCCGTTAAGCTGCTTCACGGTAACTTTGTTTTGCCTTTTGTCGAATCTTGCTTTCATGAGAAACTACTCCTTTACATACTTTTATTGTTTGTGCTGTCTGATACTTCTTTTTGATCTTCTGACTGTTTGTGTGATCTAAAATTCCTTTATACGACGCGCACTTTCTAGCAAGCCATAGCGGGATCTTTTTCTTTTGCTTTATGAGTGCCTGCGCTTTCTTATATGCCCGGCGCACGCGCAAGAATACGCGCTGTCTAATCGTGATATGGTGTCTGTATATTCTTACGCCCATAATGTCGATGAAATGTCCGTCGTCCTTTCGTTTCATTACGGTTGTAAATACGATCCAGTTGTCTTTTATTTTCAGTCCCAGTTCTTCCGCCTTTTGCGTGATTAGCTTCATAGCTTTGTGAATGTCTTTCGCATTTGTGCCAAGAATCAAGATATCATCCATATAGAAAAGTTGATGCAATACCAGTTTTATTCGTTCCATGATTCCGTTTCTTTTCTTCCTGATCCTGTACATTCTTTCGGCTATTTCGTGGTATATCTGCGATAAAAATACGTTGCAAAGGTACTGACTTAAATACGATCCAATGCTTAATCCTGTTTCGAATGTTCCGATCAGAAGCGCGATCAGGTTTAATAACGGTTCGTTTTTAATATATTTTCTTAAAAACTCCATGACCTTTTCCCGATCGATCGACGGATAGCATTTCTTTATATCGCATTGCCCGGCGTATCTGATATTCTTATTTCGCAACCATTTCTTGATCGCTTTGATCCCGTATGACTGTCCTTTGTGTTTCAGTGCCGCGCATTGATATTCGCCGATTCTTTTCAGAAAATCTTTCATTGCTTCCACGGCGATATAATCGTAAATCTGTTGTTTGATATTTTGAATCCCGATCCGGCGCACCTTCTGACTGGAAGCGTCGATCTTTTCTTTGTACCATATCGGCTTGAATTTTATTTTGTTCTGGATCAGTTCTTCGCGTATGCCGTCCACTGCTGTTTCAGCGAACGGTCGTAACGCTTTGATTCCGAATTCTTCAAACGCTCCCTTGATAAAATCTTTTGGAAGCCCGGAATATTCCGAAAACATTTCCAGAACGTCATTTCTTTTATATTTATTTCTTAAACATTTATGCACCGCCTTTTGAATCAATTGTCTATCTGTTATATCTACATTCTTACAATATCGTTTCATTCGATTGTCTTTATAAGGGCTTTCGGTTTTTACTACTAACCCCGACGACCGGGCGAACCCCGGCTGTCCTTACTCCTTCATCTCTAAAGTTTTGGTAGGTCTATAAAAAGTATTTCGGGCAACCGCCCAAGAGCCATTTAGGCTACACCCTTTACGGGTGCGAAATACGACGCAAAGTATTTTTGTAAAATAAAATGAAATAAACAATTTCAGCCAAGGCAGTTCCAGTTCGTCCTGTCAAGCCTGTTCCTGCAATTCACGTAAACGGGGCCGCCATTCGCGCCATTCCTGAGATTACCGCGTGCGTCGTAAGTCCTTCTATACCGTCCGGTCGTATTAAGGGCGATCCCCTCTTCCCTAAAGGGAATTCACCCCCGACGACCTACTGTATCAATCGCAGCCAAGGCAGCCCCAGTACGCCCCGACAAGCCCGTACCCGCAATCCACGCAAACGGGGCCGCCATACGCGCCACTCCAGAGATTACCGCGTCCAAGGTCTTCTCTTGTTCCTGATGTACTCTTTCCGCCTGCATAGCAACGATCGCCCCAACCTTGCCGATCACTGCTGCCGACTGCCTTCACAAACCATGCGCAAGTTTCCGTATCTACTCCGATATCTCCGATCCAGAAATCCGCGCCGTCGTTTGCCGGAATGTTGCCAATCAGTTTATATGTGCTTTTGATTGTTGCTTCGTCTGCGACGTGTTTTGTCCCCCGGCGGGCGATATATACATCTTTGCTGTAATCTTCTTTGAATACCATCACGGAATCTGCATATACGATATATCCGCCGACCGCATCTTCGATACCCATAACTCTATACGGGTGTTTGCCGTCTGTGTTCGACGTCAACGATCCGTCGTGTTTTCCGATAACTCGATCTGTTGATCCGCTCCACCAGTGCATAGAAGACATTGTGATCGGTGCGTTTACTGTGTCGCTGATCGCGACCGGTGTTGTCGTGAACCCTTCTTTCACGTCCAGATATACCGCTTTGTTGTTTTCGTCCAAATCTTCGATTCTCAATACCTTTACATCGTCCGCGTATTTGTGAATCGTACCGACGCCGCGATCGTTATTTACGTTTGATCCGCTTACCGAACCATAGCCGACCGATACATACGCGCCGACGATAATATTTGCCGCCTGTGCATTTGTTACCGGAAAATAGGTTTCTTTCGTGTCTCTCTGTACTGCTGCCGCATACTGGAAGTTATAGTTTGTCGTTCCCTGAAAAATAGTCTGTTCGTTCTTTGTTGCGTACTTGATAACCTGATACAGGATTCTATATAGGTTTCTTTCTTTTCCGCCGCCCCAGTAGCCTTTTCCTTTCTTCTGGTAGTTTGTAATCATGTTGTTGTAGCACTGATTTCTTTCCGGTTTGGAATTTTTAAAGGATCGCAAAAGTCCGTCTGTTCCGATTCCGCTTACATATTTACTATGTACGACATACGGGGCGAAGTTTCCGTCTTCTTTCTTTGCGGTTTCCCAACCTACAAGCCCGTATTCATCGTTCGGCGTATCTGACAACGTCCAGATCTGCTTCCCGTCTTTTTCTTCCACGTTCCAGTATGGCGTCATGGCAATTACGCCGACATCTACCGAACCGTCATTCTTGAAGCCATTTCCCCAACCTTCAACCGCCGTCGGGACCTTCCGGCCGTATTCGTTCGTTACGTAGTTGCAGTTAAACCATGTAAAGATCCCGATACCTTCGTAGTCGTCCTGCCCTTCTACCGTATCGGTTGACGGTTCGCATACTTTCCCGGCATTTGCAAGCGTTTTCGTTCCGTCCGACGTCGGATTTGTTACTGACAAATATAATTCTGTCTGATATATCTTTCCATTCCTCATAGAGCCGAAAAAGGCTTCCAGAATCTTTTCGTCAATAATTCCGCTTACGTTGTCCGCTACCGTCTGCGCCGCTTCTGTCGCCGCTTTTGCTGCCGTTGTCTGCTCTGTTGCTTTCTGTGCTGCGGCATTTGCTGCCGTTGTCGCTTCATTTGCTTTTGTAACTGCGCTATTCGCGTTCCCCGCCGCCGTTGTTGCTGCTCCGGCTGCTTCTGTTGCTTTTGTTGCTGCTGATGTGGCTTTTTCGGCCGCGCTGTTTGCCGCGCTTGCTGCGCCTGCTGCGCTGTTGGCCGCCTGATTTGCCACTGCTGCTGCGCTGTTTGCTGTGCCTGTTGCTGATGTGGCTTTTTCGGCTGCGCTGTTGGCCGCTCTTGCTGCGCCGTTTGCGCTGTTGGCCGCCTGATTTGCATTTGCGGCGGCAGTTTCCGCGATCTTTGCGTTTGCCGCCGCTGCCTGCGCTGCCTGATCCATATCGTTAAAAATTGTTCCCATAGAAAGAAATTCTTTGTCACTCACGAACCCGTCTGTCTTGTATACGGTTTCTACAATCTTCGTGTAGTAGGTTGCTGACTTCAATTCCTTTCCGCCTTTTAGCAGAACGATTTCGCCTTTTCCGACGCCTGCAGCCGCTAACATTTGTTCCGTGTAGGTTACAAGAATTTCGTTCCCTGACAGGGTGCAATCGTTCAATACCGGGTTTCCGTCCGGCTTATAGTATTTAATCCGCGCGGTGCAACCCGTTGGGATTTCATACGGTTGTTTGTTTTGTAATAATGAGACGGCCAGAATTCGTGAACCCTTGTCGCCCTGTTTCATCACGACATATTCAAAAGGGCTTTTCCCGTCAAGTTCGATCGTGATCTTTTGTGTGATTGTGATATCTGCCATTAGTTTTCCCCTTTCTCTAGCATTGCCAACGCTTCCGCGTATGGGTTGGTCATTGTTCCTGTTTCTTCCAATGTCGGACGGTCTTCAAGAAAACCGTTTTCCGGTGTGGCAATTATTGTTTGCCCGTCGTCATCTTCGATTCTGACAATGTTACAACCGTTTTTTAACGCCGTGTCAAGTTGCGCGTCTTTCGTCAGGAAGATTGCGTCGCCGTTTATTTCCGCTGCGTAGCCTTTCACTATTTCTTCGCCCCCTCTCCCTCATTTAATTCTTTCAGAAGTTCTTCCGGTGTTCCGGTGCGCGCTTCTGTCTGTGTTTCTTTCTGCATCGTGCTGATTCTCAAATTTTCATATGCTTCTTCTTTGAATTTTGCCGCTACCGCGTCCATGACGACCGTTTGAAGTGATAGTGGCGTTTCCGCCGTTTCCAATTCTCTTTTTGCCTTTTCGTAGATAATTCCTTCTAAAATCTGTAATGTTTCTCCCAGTTCCATTTTTTCTCCTTTACAGTGACGAAACCATAAGTCCATTCTCAAAACTAACAGTTGAATTCCACCATGTGATCGTCCCATCGCCGTTGTCCTGAATTTTGCTTATATATTCGAATTTGCCTGTTGCTCCGATATATGCAATTGTGCCGGTGTTGCTTGTTTTTCTTGTCGATAACTGATTGACTGAAATTCTCATGCATCCGCCCTGTACTTGTAGGCCATTGTATCTTGCCCCGGTGTCTACGTCCGTGGCACTTGCTGAATAGTCAATATATCCGTATTGCGCCGATCCATAACCACCAGTCAGTCTTCCGCTTCCTGCAAGTTCTACCCAGTACCCGGAATCATACCCACATTTCATAGATCCTTTTAATTCTGCGGACGTACATTTTAAAATGCCGGATTCACTCATAGAAGAATAGGTCGCCGACCATGCAATCTTCGACGCTTTCAATCTGATAGAATCCGCCTTTTGCTCGATCAGGGATTCCGCCTGCGCCGATGTTACCCGGAGTTCGATCTTGTCTGCTTCTACTTTGATCGCCGCCCTTGCGTACTCTGCGACTGCTGCCGCCGCGACTGCTGCCACGTCCACGCCCGCTGCTTCGATTGTCTCTTTCAAGTCCGCCAGTGCTGCGTTATATGCATCGAATTTCGTATTGACGTTCGCTTTCTCTGTCGCCGTGATCTTTTTGTCTGAAATTGCGTTGTTGATTGCGGCTATCAACGCGTTGTATGCGTTCGTGTAGGCGTTTTTCTTGCTTATAAGTGTTGACCGTGTGGCCGTCCGCTTTTTGTAATGCCACAACTTACGCATATTATTTTCGTATGGGTGCGACGTCTGGATCATTGACACGGTGGCAGCTTCGATCACTTCGTAAGTCGGAAGTGTACTTTCCGTTCCGGTTGTATCTGCCGCCGTTGATACCTGTTTGATCTCGTCGATTGAAAATCCGTAGTATTTATTACCCGAACTATCCGAATACCATTGAATATAAATATCTGTTGACGGCACGATATACGTTTTCCCGGCGATATCTGCGCCGCTTACTTTGTTCAGTGCTTTGTAGATCTTGCCGTCCTTCTGGTAGAATAAATACAGATAATCGTATTTCGTGCCGCTTGATGATATTTCCGTCTTGCAATCTGCATTGAATTTAATCGAAAAATTACTTCCTGTTGTTGTTGACTGTCTCGAAGCTGAATCCAGAACCGCGTTGTATTGCTTTTGGATTGAAGCGTTGTCTTTTTCCAGTTCTTTGATATATCTTTCGATCGTCTGTGCTTCTGTTTCCGTGATTATGCCGTCCCGGAATGCTCCTTCGACATTTTCTTTGAAATCTTCCGCGTCCTGCTTTGTCAGTTTCAGATCGTCCGATATGGTCTTTTCTGCTGCCTGCGCTCTTTCCACTTCCGCCGTGATTGATTCGCCTGTTACTTCGAATCTTGACTTCATTTCCGATAACAGTTTCGCGTCGCCGTCGTCTGTGTACTTCTTTACGCTCTGTTTATACTCTACTGACAGGGATTCCGCGTTAATGGTCCCGGCTTCGATCAGTGCGCCGTTTAGTTTTCCAACCGCCACAAAATCGGCCACGATCTGACCTGCTGCCGTGATCGCCGTTTCAAACGGTCCGCCGATTCCGTTGCTTGAATGTCCCAGTCCGGCCAGATTCCACCGCCAGACGTTTTTCGCCGTTGCTGTTGAATCTGTATCCATGATATAGATTTCCTGCGGATTCTCTGCCGGGTATAAAAGCACATGGCCGCCGGAATTGCCCGTAATCGCTGCCGTCACGTCCTTTATGGTCTGTTCGATACGCTTCTGTATAATTTCCGCACGGGTGGCGGATTTTACGATCTGTTCTTTTTGTTCCTTTTGTGCTGCCGTGATCGCCTTTGTCAGGTTTGTTTTCGGTTCTCCGATCTCTACACTGTCGAATCGCTCTTTGATGCTGTCGTATGAGTATTTAACGATCTTTGCTTTGACTTCGATTCCCAGTTTTTCGATCATGACCGTTACAGTGTCACAAATTCCGATCGTTTCAAGTGCCTGTATATTTTCATAGTCCTTTGTCTTTTTCAGATTTTGGAATGTTGCTTTGATCGATATTTTCGGTTCGTCGATTCCGCTTTCTGTATAGGTTTTTGCAACCTTGCGAAGCATTTCTTCTGATACGATCACGCCGTCTTCGAATTCGTCTGAAAAATCCATTGGCACACACTTTAGGCGGGCGTATTTGTCCGCGTTTGGTGTGTTGATAAACTTTTCAGGAAGTGAAACGAAAACCGGATCTGGTTCTTCCGTCGCTCCTTCTTCCTTTTCCGGTGTGTAATAACAATATGGAAATATCGCCGTTATCACGTCGCCGATGTTTTTTTCCTGCTCTGCTGAAATCAGGTTCTTTCCGTACCGGATCGTTGCTCCGGTATCTGATCCGCGGGATTTATGCAGCTTCACGATAAAGTTATCGAATTGATATTCCCCGCCCCAGACATCAAGGATTGATCCTTCTGTCCCGCCTAGAATGTTTCGGACACTTAACACGTCGTCTATCTGTGTGCTGTTTCTGGTTGTGATATCCGACCACGCCGTATAGTTGTTTTCGACCACTGCTTCTTCTAAAAGCTGCGTGATCGCTTCTTGTGCGTTCTTCCCGGATATCTTCGGGCGACATACCGGATTCATGTTCAATTCATAACTGATATGTTCGGCGTAGTATGTGTTCACGCCGCCGATTGGCTTTCCTGATTTATAGATCCTGAATAGCTGATCTTTGTCTTTGTCGTTTGGTTTTGCCTTTATGATTGCATCTTCCACGATGTAATCGGCCAGATGTCCTTCTTGTGGATATTGTAAAGTCAGTTCAAAAGATCCGTTTCTTTCTTCCTCTACAATGCAAGATATCGCGTCCGTCAGAAGTCCGATTCCGTTTGAATCAAATTGCGTTTCAAGGGGATCATATAGAATCGGTATCACAGGCAGCACCAACGCGGCACAATGTCAATTTTCTTCACATTGCCCGCCCAACGGATTTTATTTTCGCCCGCTACCAGTTTCGGAAATAATGTCGTAGTCATTTTGTTATTTTGTAGCGTGTCCCCTTTGTACGCATTTAATAACGCGCTGTCTACTTCGATATAGTCTTCTATTTCCTTGAATGTATGGGCGCGGTCGTTGATGTACAACGTAACCGCACCCGTCGCATAGATCTTCATGTACGGATAGGCCGTAAAGCCTTCTGTATTGAAAATGCTTGTCGCTTTTGTGAGTGTTAGTGTTCTTTCGCCGTCGTATGAATATTTGTACGGGTGGCAAGTGAACTGTATTTCTAAGGTCCCCAGAAGTGCGGCGGCGATTTCTTCCACCGACATTTCTTCCGATACATGGGCCATTCTGTAATAATTGCGTTCGTAACTGTCGTCAAGCCGTGAATATTGCACAGTCTGGTATAACCACGCATACACATTCCGGGCGACCATTTCAAGATCCTGATATTCTTCCGGCATAACATAGCATTTATACACCTTCTGGAAATCTTCGTATTCTTCGTTATCGATCGGATCTGTTTTGTTGTTCAGAATCACGTCGCCACGTCCCGGAATGTTTACTTTTTCAATAACAGCTTTGGGACGGCCGTATATGTTTTCTTTTTCGTATACTGCCAGTCCCATATCAAGCGAATTCCGCCCGTTGTATGTAAAACTGTTGATATCGTCGTAAAATTCATTAAGCATATACTTTATCGTCCCTTTCCTTTAATTCCTGCGCCATTTCCATAACTTCTTCCGTCAGTTCGCGTACGTCCTGTTTTCTGTTGTTATAGAAATTTTCTATATTCATGCTGATTTCTTGTTTCAGTGTTCCTTTCTGTCCGCCGAAGTTTCTTTCAAGTGCCGTGTTCTTTGCTGTTCCTGAAAGTGGTGTAACGATTGTTTTACCGTTTACCATTTCGACGATCTCCGGTCCCGCTTCCGCTACAATCGCGCGGCCGTTTGTTAAGATACCGCCCTTCGCCAGTCGTGGCAGACTTAAATATCCGACATTTCCAACCGATACGCCCGGAAGACGGTTAATTAAGTTAATTGCTCCATTGATAATTCTGATCGCGGAATTGACCGTGTTTTGAATCATAGATATTACGCCATTGATCCCGGACTTAACCGCGCCGCCGATCGCGTTCGCGATAGACGTTCCCAGATTTGAAAATGTGTTTCGGATGATGCCCCACAAGCCTGAAAAGAACGATCCCCAGTTTGAAAAGACATTCTGAACCGCGTTCCATGCTGACTGAAAGATTGATCCGAACCAACTTCCGACAGATCCGAAAATATTCTGAATCCCTGACCATACCTGACCGAACCAACCCGTCACGGCCGACCAGATACCTTTGATCGCTTCCCATGCGCCCGAAAAGTCGCCGGAGAGTACAGACTGTACAACCGAAAAAATTCCCTGTATCACAGACCAGATCATTTGAAAATACCCGGTCGCCACGTCCCAGATGGTTGTAATTGTGGTCCATGCAACTTGAAAAAATCCGCCTAAAACTGTAGCAACTACCGAAAATACGGCCTGTATATTCGACCAGATCGTTTGAAAATACAGAACAACTACGTCCCAGACGCCTTTTATAATGATCCATGCGGATTCGAAAAATCCGCCGATTATCTGCCCGACGACCGAAAAAACGGTCTGAATTCCGATCCACACATTCTGAAAATATGTAGTTGCAATGTCCCAGATCGAAGTTATCAGAAACCAAGCGATCCGAAACGGTGCTGTCAGGATTTCCGCAACTACTGAAAAGGCGGTTTTGATTCCTTCTTTTATCATTTCGAAATATGGTTGTGCGGCCGCCCACGCTTCCTGAATTTTGTTCCATGCATCTTTGAAAAATTGTACGATAGCTGACAAGATTCCCTTTACTGCTTCTCTGAATGCTTCGCAATTATTCCACAGTAAAACTAATGCTGTTACAACCCCGACTATCGCTGTTATGATCCACGCCGCCGGATTTGCTAAGATTGTTGAATTCAGTATTTTTTGAGCCAGTGTCGCTCCTTCGGTTGCCACCGTCCACGCCTTTATAGCTGCCACCATTCCTTGTATCATAGTAACGACATTCCACGTCAAAAGTGCTGCGCCAATTCCCGCTATTAGCGGCAGTAATACATTTGCATGACTTACAAAGAAATTTATAAATTCTGTTATATCCGTAAGCACTTCTTTTAAAATTTCTTTTGCTTGTGGTAAATTATCTTTTACCGTGTCGATTGTTTCTTTCGCAACCGGTCCCAGTTCTTCTCCCAATGGTTTTATCAATTCTGTTTGTATGGATCTTCCAAGTCCTTGAAATTCACTTGCCAGATCGTCATATCTCATTTCTTTGATTTTTTCCATTGTTCCGGCTGCATCTGACGCCGCGCCTTCCATGTTTCCCATCGCCAAGATCGCTTGACCGCCCGTGTCTTCCCACATTGTGCCGAACAGCTCAACGCCGATCGTATTTTGTTCAAGCGGATCAGACACTTTTCCCAGTGCTTCGAAAGTGTCCTGCATTGCTTTTTTTGCCGCTTCGCCACCTTCTCCGAACGCTTTCTTTGTTGCGTCCACGTCCATTCCTAATTCTTTAAAAGCATTGTCTGCCGTTCCATCTTTTACCCTGATAGAAAATTCGTTTACTGCGTCGCCTAATTTGTCGATATCAAAAACGCCTGCTTCCGCTCCGTTTTTGAACATATTGAACATATCCGAAGCCGAAAGCCCCATTTGTGCGAATTTGGGGCCGTATTCATTTATCGAATCCAGTAGGTTATCGTTTTTGTTTAGCCCATTTTGCGCGCCTTGCGCTACAAGGTCGAAGGCTTCTTCTGAAGACAGCCCGAATTGTGTCATTAACTGATTTACTGCCCGCATGGATTCTCCGACGTCCATATCAAAGGTGTCCCGGAGTGTGAATGCGCTTTCCGTCATTTCTTGTAATTTCGACGGGTCCATTTCGCCTGTCTGCTGCACAATTACGCCCATAGCTTCGCCGACTTCCTGAATATCTTCGCCGTAATTATTTTCATACACGGCCGCCATTGCTTTATCCAGTCCGTCTATTTTGTCTGCTGCCGCGCCTGTTGATGTCGTAAGCGTGTTTAATGCCTGATCGTATTCACTTTCAAACTTCAAACTATACGTTCCGGCCGCCACCATTGCCGCTCCGACCGCTTTCATTCCGGTTTCTACTGCTTCGCCGGCCGCTTCCATTTTGTCTTTGAATTCGTCGGCGCGTTCCGATACTTTCTCGATATCTTCTTCTTTCTTTCCGACGTCTTTCAGTGCTTGTGCGGTTTCTTTGGCTTCTTTTTCCGCCGCGTCTAAATCATTCGAAACCTTGATGATTTCTCTTTGTAATGCCCGGTATTGTTCTTCTGATACTTCGCCGCGCTCGAACTGCTTCTGAACCTGTTTTTCAGCTTCTTTCAGAATATCCAGTTTTTCAGAAGTTCCGGCGACCGCTTTTGATAGAAGTTCCTGTTTTTGCGCTAATAATTCCGTATTTTTCGGATCTAATTTCAGTAATTTGTTTACTTCTCTTAATTCCGTTTGTGTAGTTCTTACGGTTTTATTGGCCCCTTGCATGGCTTTATCTAACTTCGTAGTATCTCCGCCGATTTCGATTGTAATTCCGGCGATTTTTCTTCTTGCCATTTATTCTCCCCCTTTCTTTCCGAATTTTTCTCGCAACTGCTGCCGATCCGGCTTCGTCTGCGTCATTCTCCAACAGTTTTCAAGGTATTCTCGCCCTGATTCCGTCTGCGAATTAAAATAAATTACCGATTCCCGCGCCATGAACAAATAAACGTCAAGATCTAATTCTTCCACTTCCCAAAAATTAAGCCCCGTGTATTTCGCTACCATTTTTTCGGCGTTTGTTTTTGGTTTGTAATGAATTTCCTTTGCGTTCGGATCGTCATAGAACGGTATAATTAGTTTGGGTCTGCTTTTACTCCTTTTACAAAGTTCATAAACCCTTTTATAAATTCGCCCATTTCTTCTGTGTCGTAATTGTCAGTCATGTATTTCATTGTGATTTTTTCTTTATTCAGGTTGTTTGACAGCACTTCCGCGCATATTGCGCCCAGTGTGTCCATTGCATCTGCTACCGACATTTCTTCCAGATCCATTTCCTGTGCTGCCGTAATTTTTTCAAATGTTTTTTTCATCGGCATTTTTACAACCAGTTCTCTGCCGTCTTTTAATGTCGTTTTAAAAAAACTTCTCTGGATTTTATTAAAATCGAAATTCATGTTCGCCATTGTCTTTTCTCCTTCTGAAAAAGGCGGCGTTTTTTGTCTATACGCCGCCTTGTGTTTGTTTTATCTGTTTTATTTATCTGCGACCGCTTTCTGTTCGGTTGTATCGCTTAAACTCTGCGTATCTTCCAGAACTTCTTCTTCGTAGTGAATCAGTGTTCCTTCCTTGTCCTGCGGTAACGCCGTGAATTCCGCGTCCACGACAGTTTCTTTGTCATTTGCGAACGCAAGGGAAAAACCGGCCTGATTGTTTCCGACAATCATTACCCAGATATCGCCGTCCACCGGATCTTCGTGATGGAAACAAATTACATATTTTTTTCTGCCCTGATTGTTTCCGCCGCCGACCTTAACGATTCTTCTTTTCTTTTTGGTTGAAGTCTTTTCCGCATAGCTTACACGTGCGGTATCGCAAATCTTTTCAAGCGTGTTTCCGCAAAATGTCATTAAGCCGCTTTTCATTGTGGCTTCTTCGTCTGTGATAACGGTTTTCTGGATCTTTCTTGTGTCGTCCTTTGCCGTGTAATAACTCGGCTTGTACTCAATGGTTGCGCCGCCCTGAATGTATGAAATCTGATTTTCGTCTGTGCAAATTTCATCAACCGACGGCAGATTTCCGTCGAATAATTTCATATGGACGTTTCCAGATCCCAGAATGATTCTTTCTGTCTCTGCCATTTCTATTTCCTGCCTTTCTTCTGCGTGATATTGAATTCATACGCCGTCTGAACCATGTTTTCGGAAGTAATCTCCGTTTGATATTTTCTGAACGGCAGATCAGAAAGAACTTCTTCTTCGATCCGTCCTTCCAGTGATTCGTCCGGCGTTCTGTCTGTGTATAGTTCTATTGATCCGTCAACCTTCCGGATCGTGTTCTTGTTATCGTTGCCCCTCTGGTCCTCGCTAACCAGATAGACTATATACGGCGGATCTGGGATCGGCTTTTTCGCTGTCTTCTTCCATGCGTTCTTCGTAATCGGAAGCCCGATCGCCGTTGCTCTTTTGATGATTTCTTCAATCGTCGGCATGTTATCCCCCTAACTTATCCTCGATATAGTCTGTCGCTGCCTTTTCTGCCTTTTCTTCCGCGCTGTCGATGTGCGGATAGGCTTTGACACGCCCGCCGTTTCTGCTTGCGTGTCCGTTCTGTAAAAGGTGTGTTAATTGATAATGTTTTTTGTTGTGTACTGAATAACTTTCTGTACCGGCTACTTTTCTGCCTATGCTATTTCTTTGCGTTACTGCCCAGTCTTTCGTATATTTTCCGGTACGTTCCTTGTATGGTCCGCCCTGTCGAAGAACTTTCTTTCCTTCTTCCGCTCCGGCTTTGTATGCTTCATTCAGAACTGGGTTGCACGTGTCTTTCTGCCAGTTTTTCAGTTCTTCTTGTACGGCGTCAGAAAGCCCGGCAATGTCGATCTTTACTTTCATACATTTCCCGCCCTTTCTCCGGCGTACAGTTCGATCTTTCCGTCGTCCTTCGGGCCGTAACTTCGATATATCGTCAGGCGGCGACCGTTGTATTCGACTTCCTGTTCGTCGTTATACTCATTTGCCCATACGTCGAACTTGTGGCGGGCTTTCATGCCCTTTTGTCCTGCTGCCACAAATTCATCACGCCCGATCGGTTCAACGGTTGCTATCACGCCGTTTTTGACGTCTTCTTCTTTGGTTTCGCCCGGTTCAACCAGTGTGATATATGCGTCTATTTGTAGTCGCCCCCTTTGATTCTGGTTAAATGCATATCGTAGGCCGCTAACCATTTGTCGTGGTATGCGTCCATTCCGTAATATGCTTTGACATACGCAAGGACGGCCCCAATGATTAACGGATCTTCCGGGGCTTTCAGATACTTTTCTTCGTTTACCCCGATTCTTTTCAGGTCTGCCAGTACGAAATCAACGTGGGTTTTCACGTCTTCGTCTAATGCATCATTTGAAAGTTTTCGGACGCGCAATTTTGCCGCGTCCACAAGTTCGTTATACGTCATTGTTTAGCCGTCCTTTCTGTTTCTTATTTTCCTGCTTCCGGTCGTTTCACGCGGATAAATCCGTTATATGCGGCAACCGCACCGCCCGCGAAAATGTCTGCTCTGTATGCGATCTGTCCCTGTTTGAATTTGTAATCGGTTGATTTTCTCGCGTCGATATCAGAGAAGATCGGCATTTCGTAGTTGCTAAGTGGTCCGTACGCCATGCAGTATTCCGCTGTTGATGTCTGTGCATCTGTCACAGCTTTACAAGCGGAATTGATAACGTATGGTACGCCGTCAATCGTTCCTGTGTTTCCGTGGTTTACGATTGTGTAGAATTTGCGTCCCTGTTTATCTTTCAGTTTTGCAAATGCTTTCAGATCCTTTTTGTTCAGGATCAGAACTGCAACGTCTTCCACTTCTTCGTCTCCGCCGTAACCATAGATGATATCGTCCAGTGTTTCGTCTGTAATCGCCTTCATAGAAAGGTCTTTTGCTGGATCAATAACCTGATCGGCTGCTTTTGTCGGGTTGTGGAAAATGCCTTTGAATTTTCCGCTTGTACCGTCCCCGATCATGATCTGTCGATTCATGTACTTTCTGATTGCGCGTGTGACAGATCCTTCTACTACAGAATCGTAATCAGCGTTCGGAAGTTTAACCATTTCTTCTGGTTCTTCTGTGTATGCTGTGATCTTCTGTTTTTCCATGGTTACATAGCCGAATGTCGGTTCTGTTGCGCTATAGTCTGCGCTTTCGGCTGTGCTTCCTGCTCCGTCGCCGTAGCTTTTTACATATCCTCTCTGATATGTTTCGCCGCCATTTAACGGAATTGCTCTGACGCGATCCACCAGTGAGGAAACGTCGTTGAATGTCTCTTTTACGTCGCTCGCGGTGTGTTTTGGTGTGACTGCCTGTGTGACAGAAAGCGCATTCTGTACAGATCCGAACGCTACTTTTGCGTTGAACTGTACTGTCTTTCCGTCTTTCAGGCTCTGCCCTCTTTCTTCGCGCTTTTTGTTCTTCACGTCGTCGCCTTTCTCTCCCGGTGTTCCTTCCCCGGCATTGTCGCCCACCTGTGCTGCCAGTCCCGCGATATTTGCGCGGTTTTGAATATCCTGTAAAATGCCGTTAATGTCTTCGGCTTCGGTTGTCAAGGCGTCCAGTGCTTCGCCTTCTGCTGTCTGTGCCTGTGTGCCGATCTCTTTCAGTCTTGCTTTCAGGTCTTTCATGTTCATGTTCACAAGTTCTTCATGCTTCATATTCGCTTTATTCTCCTTTCGTCATTCCCTCGATACATAATCTTTTGATCTGGTTTCTTTTTTCGGCGTCTGCTGCCGCTTTCGCCTGTTCTTCCGGTGTAGGTCCCTTCGGTGTCTGCTCCGGGTGTTTCTGGTGTGATTTGAATTTTTCCGGCAACTTTCCGGCGTGGTTCAAATAGTCGCCGACTGCTGCCACATAATCGGCCGCGTCTGTCTGTGCGATATTGAAATATTTCGCCGCTTCCTTTCCGTCCAACCATGTTTCCGCGTCTACCAGTGCTTCCACCTGATCGATCGTGACGCCTTCCGCCAGATGATCTTCGTATACGTTCATGATTCCGGTCTGTATTTTATCCAGATCGTCCGCCATTTTTCGCATTTCGTCCGCATTGCCGGAAATTGCGCCCCATGGCTTGTGAATCATCAAGAATGCATTCGACGGAATTTCCGGCGGCTCTGTTCCCGCAAATGCGATTACAGATGCAATCGAACCGGCCAAGCCGTCCACGTATACTTTCACTTTGTTTTTTTCTCCGTGGCGTTTAATCATGTTGTAGATCGCCATTCCTGCGAACACTGATCCGCCACCGGAATTAACATATACATTCAAGTCTTTTCCTTCTGCCTGGGAAAGAAAATTCTTGATAGCGTCCGGGTACTGATCTTCGTTCTGCCATGCTCCCCACCAGTCCGACACGATATCGCCGTAAAAGTAGAGATCCGCGGAAACGTCGGTCATGTTTTTGATTTCAAGCCCTTTTAATACGTCCGCCATTGTCTGCCCCCTTTCAGTTTTGCTTGTACATAGATAGCGTTCATAAGCATTTCAAGCGGTACTTTCGCCGCCTGCTGCTGTCCGTCGCCTTCCGGCGGTCCATTGCCGCCGCTTCCGTCCTGCTGCCCTGTCTGGTACAGTGATTGATCGTCCGCTTTCACGTAGTTCAGTGATACCATTCTCACGTCGCCGTCTTCGATCGGCTCATAGTAAAGTAGTTCGCGGAATTCGTTGATTGTGATAATTCCTCGGTCATACAGAACCGATCCGATTGTGGATCGCGTCTGCAATGTCGCATACTGTAAACGATTTGAAGAAAATATGATCTTGTTTCCGAATCCTCTTTCCCGCTCCGTCAGTAATTTGAATGTGAATTCAAGTGATAATTGAAGGGCTATCGGTTCGATCACGCTTTCGTAAAATGCGTTCCACTCTGATTCTGAAAATTTTGACATTAAAATATTTTCATTCACGTTGTAATAGCGGTATACGTTATCGCGTAAAAACTGCGATTGCAGCGTCGGAATAGTTGGGGCTTTCTGGTTGATTTCGTGAAATTCCATTGTGTTATCCAGTCCGCCCAGTCCGCCTTCGTTGCTCGCGTCCATGTATGCTTCCTGAAATTCTTTTACTTTCTTTTTCAGTTCTTCGTCGTCCGCAAAGTTGTTGTATTTCAAATAACCTTTCAGGTTGGCGGAATTTTTAACCAGATTCCGCAATGCCTGTCCGGTTGCGTCCAGTAATTCCAGTGTGTTTTTCAATGCCGGATCTGGTTCAGATCCTAAAAAACGCTTTCTGTCGAATCTTGCTTTCAGGTGGATCACGGATTGATACGGGACCGTGTAGATCTTCCCGTCATAGTCCCACGTGAACCGGAATAACATTGCTCCGGTTTCTTCGTCTTCCCACACTCTGAACCCACGTGTCGTGATTGGCACAATGCTTTTGACTTTGGAAAAATCGTCATTGTAAAAAATCACTGCGAATGCATTGGATTTTCTGACAAGTTGCGCCGCCATTTTGTACAGTGCGTCGTATACGGACAATTCCGGCGACCAACGCAAGGAAAGAAGTTTCGCCAGATAATCGTCGCGAATCATCATTCCGCGCGAATCTGTGCGAATCAACTGCGGTGTCAGTTTTCCGACGTTCGTTGCGATACAATTTGTTATTGATCCGATGATATCGCTTGCGTCCATATCCGCCGACGCGTTGTATTCGCCCCGGATTGTGAAAATCGGACTGAACTTCATTTTGCGGAATGTCGCAAAATCTTTTAATATTCCCGTTTCGTTCTACCCCCTTTCGGCTTTATTCACAGTTCAGTTTATCTTTTAAGTGCGTTCATTTCTGACCTGTTTTCAGACGCAAAAAAGAGAGGGGCGCGCCCTCTCTTATGCTGCATTTTGTAATTGTCTGCCGATTTCCTTGTGGTATTTCATTTTTACGGCCAGTGCATCGAAGATCGATACCGCGCCGTCTATATGCGCCCGCTTTTCGATCTTGACAGGTTTCATTCTGCTGTCGTCCGTCTGGATCTGGACGGCCACGTTTAACAAGTGTGATTTTAACAGGTTGTTTTCTCCAATCGAATACATTCCGTCTTTCAAATCTCCTTCGAAGGTGTTTAATATAGGCGTCAGGTTCGTTCCCTGATATACGTCGTCCATGTGGAAGCCTGATTCTTTCATTTCTTCCACCAGATAACCCGCGCAATATCTGTCGTAACCGACTTTTAGTGGCCTGATCTTATATTCTTTTATCAGGCGCACGAACCACGCGAACACGTCTTTGTAATTTACCTGATGTTCTCCCGATATCGTGAGATAGCCCTGTTCTTTGAAAATGTTGTATGGGACGCCTTCTTCGTCGATTGCCACGTTGTAGCGTTCCTGTGGCATGAAAAATTGTGTAATAATGTGATTCTTTCCGCCCTTTTCGATAACCAGTGAAACGGCCGTCAGATCGGTTGTTCGTGAAAGGTCGATACCGGCCACGCAATAACAACCCCGGAAGTCGTCCAGTGTGTGCGGTTGTTCTGCTGCCTTCGCTACTGTCTCATAGTCAAGCCATGCAATCGAAGAATTTTGCTTGATGTTGCAATACTTCGTCATGAATTCCGCTTTTTTTGATAACGACTGTAGCGCGATCGCGATCTGTTCTTCAAAGAATTCCCACTGAACCGATACGCCTAAATTTGGGTTAGCTTTTGCCAGTTCTTCTTTTGTGTTCCACTTTTCCAGATCGTCGATCATGTACAAGAACGGAAGCAATCGTCTTTCTTTGCTCGATCCTTTCAAGAAAGCTGTTGATCGTTTCATCAGTTCGTCGAAGATTCCGTCGTTGACATATCCGGCGGTCGATGTAGAAAGCGTGATCGGCTCCGTTCGCGCTCCTGTACCTGATACCATAACTTCGTACTGCTTCAAGCCCTGATCGCCCGGCCATGCTTCCATTTCGTCGTTGGTCGTCATGGTCGGGTTGAAGCCGTCCGCCTTCTTTGCGTTGAACGCGATCTTTTTGATTGTGGTGTTTAATTCCGCTATGTAGATATCGGATCGCCGCTTCTTTGTCACTTCTGCCAGTTCTTCTTCCGCTTGTGTGATCTTGTAAAAGCTGTCATACACGATATCAGCCTGATCTAGTTTCGGCGCAAGACAATATAATTCGCTGCCGTATTCTCCGTCGATATACGCCACATATGTCATAATTGCCGCCGCGAAAAGGCTTTTTCCGTTCTTACGTCCGACTAAAAGAAAGATTTCCCGAAACTGCCGTCTATGTGTCTTTTTATCCAGTATTCCGAAAATTGCCGAAACAATAGCTTTCTGCCATAGTTCCAACTTGAAAAGGTCGTTCCGTCCCTTTGAGTGGTGGCAGAAATTTTCGATAAACTGGATTGCCTTATTTGCTTTTTTTGCGTCAAAATCCCAGTCGCCGGATTTTATGCCGTCAACTAGGATTTTATAAATTTTCTTTATCCATTTTCCCGCTATGATCTGCCCGCGTTCGATCTTGTCGTGATATTCGACAATGTAATTCACATATACGTTATGCATTTCTAAACGCTGCCAACTTGCTTATTTTCTCCGTCTGCTGTTGTGGTAAATACTCGATCAGTTTGTCGATATTTGAGTTATACGCTCGTGAATATTTGTCGAAGGTTGCAACTGCCGGATTCTCTTTCATGTATCTTTGTGAGCCGTTGACAACTTCGGTCTTTAACCCTTCCGTCATGATTGAGTATTTCGCTTCCCGGATCGCCACGGCCTGAAAAGCCATTTCTTTTACCTTGCGTTCGATCATCTTCTTTTTCCGGTCGTCCTCAACATCCTTGAACAATTCCATGATCTTTTTTCGTTCCTTTTCGACCTCTGCTTCGGTTAAAATCTCGCCCGCTGCTTCTTTTTTCAGTCTCGTTTTCAGGTTCTTTTTCCGTGCTTCCGGCAAATCTCTGAATATTTCCAGAAGTTCCAATAACTCCGGTAAAACCTGATCTTCTTCGGCTTTTACCTCTCTATCTTTCTCTAAATCCATGCATTTGCACCCCCTCTCACGTGCGCGCGCCTGCGGAGAGTTTTTTTTACCTAGCTCCCTCGGTTCTTTCTGGTAAAAAATTTTTGTACCACCGGGGGGAGTGGTTGGCGCGCTTTTCGCGATTTCGTTTTTGTTTTTGGCTGATCTGTTTTTGATTTTCAGGAAAATGATTTTGTCGGAATGATATTGCCGTCCTTGTCGAACCTGTATCGCTTCGGCTTGCCGTGATGCTCTGTGTTGTGGTGTTCGTCGCACACGACTTCCAGATTATCCCACGACAACGTGACGTTCGGATCGTTGATATTCTTCGGCGTGATCCATTTCTTGTGATGCACTATCGTTCCGATGTTGACTTCTTTCAAGCTGCGTTTGCCTTCCTCGAATTCTTTCTGACATCGTTCACAGATTCCACCTTTGCTTCTGTAATAGGCTTTTCGTGTCTTCTTCCATGCTTCGGAATTGTAAAAAGGCTTTGCATATTCTTTCGCCACTTGTCACTCTCCATTCTATCTTCTGTCGCTGTTCATTTCTGACCTGTCTTCCTACTGCTGCCAATCATATCCATTGACGCTGCCACGTGATAGCAGAACTCTTTCCGGTATTCGTAGAATAAGCGGCGACAACAATATGTTTCCCCCAGTAGTTCCCACGGCGTATTATCCTTCAAACTCTGACAGATCTTCTCGATAACCTGATCGCGTGTGCTTCCTGTGAATCCTTGCAGTCCGATATTCTCTTTTGCTTCTTCGATTGCCTTATCCGCCCGTCGGTCGAACGCCGTATACTGCCCGGTGTGTTTTCTCCTGTCTCGCTTCTCCTGATCCTTCATGATTGCCCGGACGATCGTTTTTGTGTTTTTATCCAGTTTATACGCCATGGCCGTTTCTCCTTATCCTTCGATCTTTGTGTTCTGCAAATAGTCCAGAAGATCTTTTTCTTTCATATCGTCGCGGTCGAAAAGAAATGCGGTCAGGGTTGTTGCTTCGCTTCTCCAGTATACCTGTTTCGGAAAATGCCGATTGATAAACGGTCCCTCGATCTCGTATTCGTAATCGGTGTTCATCGACGACGGATCGATTGCCTGAATGAATCCTTCGCCCAGTACGTCCACCCGTCCGTCTTCTGCCTGTAGAATTCGCATGGTCTGACCGTATGGGTGTTTGTTTAATACAAGGCGCGTCACTGTTAGTTTTTCTTCCTCGCCTTCGTACTGGTATGTCGTGTCTATCAAATTCCAGTGTACTTCGTTGATCTCGTACTGGTTGGCTTCCTTTGTTGCCTTGAAAGCCCCCCCATCTTCCGGCATTTCTCCCGTTAATTCGATCACTGCTGCCAGTGCCTTTTTATCCAGTGATTCTTTCATTGTGGCGATCGCCCAGTATGAACCGCCGAAAAGCAACTGATTTCCCCGGCGCGCAACGTATAAGCCCGCGCCCGTGTAGGCTTCTTTTATCAGTCTTTTGAAATCTCTTAATCTTACAAACATTATTTTTCTCCTTCCTACCATTCCGGCTGTTTATTTTTCTTGTACAGTTCACAGTTCGCGCACGGCGTCCAGTCTGCTTCGATGCCTTCACAGCACCCGAACATTTTTGGGGCTTCCTCGCAATTAACCAGATCGAAGTTGTCTGCCCGTGCCAGATAGTGCCGGATCAGGCTTCGCGCTTCTTCTGCCGAATATGCAACCGCCGTTTTGTAGCCCTGATCTTTTAGCATGGCCATAAATTCGACCTGATCTTTCGTCGGCTTGTTGCTCCCGAATTTCATTTCGATGTACAGACCGTTGAATCCCCGGCGCGCTACCGGAAGTGATAGGTCGGGAACGCCCGATACCATTCCGGCAGCTTTCAGCAATGCGCCGTTCGTCCGCTTCCCTTCGTTCGGGATATGGTGCAATAATTTTAATTCCGGTATAAATTCCCGGACCGACCGCGCCCAGTTAAAAAGTTTTATCTGCTCCGTAATCTCTGAATTTTTCATGTTTTGTAATTTGACCGCCATTTGATCTCCCCTTTCAGTCTCTTGTCATTCTTGCGTATATGTAAAACGCGGCTGTCACTGTGTTGAACTTCACTTCTGCGTCTAAAAAGCGATAGCCCACGTATTCTTTTTCAAGGCTCTGTTTCAGTGTTTCGTGATCCTTTGCCATTTTCTCAACACGGCGTTTCTTGAATTTCCGGTATGATCTTGTCGGCTCTGGTGGCTTTTTCAGATTCTTTGAACTGCACCACCGTTTTGTCCCGTGCGGATTTTGGGAAATGTAGGTCGCAAGGCCTGTTATTCCGAAATCTTCGTCCGGTTTTACCCGGCGCGTGTTCGGTCGCTTGCATTTTCCCCACATTGCTTCTAATTCGTCGCGATCCACGCCGTCGCCGCTCATGAGTATGTGAAAGTGCGGGCGTGTATAATCGTCAACGGCCAGAACGTAGATATATTTCATGTTATCGAACCCGTGTTTCTTTCTCTTGCGGTTCACTCGCTTGATAAAATTCGTCACGTCCTTTTTTGCTCTCTCTATGTCTTCCGGTATGTAGCGATCGTCCCACCCGAACGTCGCCCAGATATCCCCTGAACCGAAATTGATATTCGCAAGGCGGATCACATATCGACGGGCGTTCTTGTCGTTCAAATTCCTTTGTGACGGCTTCGTTTCTCTCTTTTTCTTCGTGTGTGGCATATCTGCCCGGTTATAGAAAGACGGATAGATCATCACTTCCGCAATCTCTTTCCCGGATTTTATGTTTTTACACTTGATCGTTGATGTTCTGTAAAGGCTTTCCACCTTCCCTTCTTTCAACAGTCGTTCGTATTCCCATTCTTCAAGTTTCGCCTGCTGTTCCTTCCACTGTTCTTCGAAATCTATCAAGGGCCGTTCAAACATGATAATCTGTGCGTTTTCA